TTGATGGTAGCAGTCCATCGCTAGCCTTCTTACGCTTAGGTCGTAGCGCTGTTGCCTGGCGCAGTACTGCAATAGCTGCAGGTGAGGCCTTCTTTGCTAGCGGAATCATCACTTACCTGCTATCAGTTTGTACAGATCGTCAATACGATCTTCAAGTCTTTTGACGGAGTCCTTGAGGCTTGAGCCACCATTGGGTTTAAGTTCGTTTAGGTAGTGCTTGACTAGCCATCTGACTGCAGCAATAAAGCCACCAAATATTGTCATTACTGCTACTGCTACCGTTGCGTAGTCTTGTGCTTGCATCAGATTGTCCGAATCGTTACTAGGAGTGTGCCGCCGAAACCAGAGAACCTTTTATCCTCTGGGGTCTTGTTCATAAAATCCATTTCTTCGATGATGCCTAGGTATTCTTCACCAGTTCTAAAGTCCTGGATACGGATAGTGTCACCAACATTTTCAATGGCTTCTAGTTGAGACAAACGATCATAGGCAGATCCTTCATATCCTACTTCGTTGCTGAACTTGTCACTTTCGTGGTCATAGCAGAAGACCGGGTATTGGATCAGGCGCTGACGCGGTACTGCTGGCAGTGACTTTAACTGGTAGCCAGTAAAGAGTGGCCCCTTAGTAGAATCAGTTGCTGATCGAGTAAAGGTAAACTTAAATCCTAGATACTCTTGTGCAGTAGTTGGATAGTTCACACTGATCTCAGGGACAACCGTACCCTGTGCAAATGTACCGATGTTATATTCGGTATCTATTGAGTCAACAGAACTGATAGCAATACCACCGTTAGTCGTATTGATACGAGCTTGTAGCAGTTTATAGATCTTAGTCTCAAGTGTGTTGTAACGGATATAACCAGTACGTAGGTAACCTGTCGGTACTAGGGTACTTGCAGATTCAATCCATATTCCACTACCTGGTACACCGAAGACGACTCTATCGGTACTACCAAGGAAGTCTGTAGATACTGGGTTAGCAGTATCACCACTTGCATAAACGTCCCAAGCATAACCAAAGATAAGACTGTTAGGAACTACTGGCTGTGATAAATCAATACGGATTAGACCTGACTCAGTACCTTGCAAAGTTGTTACGTAGGCAAATCTATCCTTGAAGGTTACGCTCTTACACTCTGTCTCTAATAGCAATGGTCCATAACTAACATCACCATCGGCAGATATCACTGCAACTCTTACACCCTTACTGGTGCAAAGAACTCCAAAGGTACCAAGGTAGACATCAAAGGCATTGAGTACTTCACCTTCTGGTAGGTCAACAACTACTGTTGGTGCATTAAGTTCTGGGAATCCAAGAGCGTTAGTATTAGCAGTATCTAATGTAATCTTGTAGAGAGATGACTGAGATCCAGCATAGCCACCAACATAGAAAGCAGCAGGTCCTTCAGATATGGTTGTCCATATCCACGATGGATTTGGGTGTCTATAGAGTTCACCAGGCAAGGCGTGACCACCTGCAGTGGTTGTATTATTTGAATTTAATTCGTAGATATCCCTATCAACTGCAGCTAGCAAACGCTGCTTTGCATATCGCAGTACTGCTGTAGTTACTGGACCGCTAAGATTATAGAGATGACCATCAGATGTAGTACCAAAGATATTACCTCTATGGATGCGAGCATTATCTGCTGCAAAGTACCGAGTACCATCAGAGGTGAGAGACTTAAAATCAAGCGTATGCGGAGATGCTGTTAAGGTATAGGTAGTAACGGTAGGCGTATCACCACTCATAGTGAGTTTCTTTAGATCAGGTCCTTCAGTAAAGACAACTGCATCTACGTTATTAGTGGTATCTCTAGCACCAAATAAGGATAGGTTGGTTGCCGTTGCAGGTTCAGCCTTGACTGTACTGTTGAGCAGAGTAGCCTGTCCTCTAGTCCAGACATCTAAACCTTTAGACTCTGTGTACTGAAAGCGCAGAGACTCTTCTTGGATAGGCTCAAAATACTTAATCCCCGCTCCTAAGTGGAACGAGGATTGAGATCTAACCCACCAACCGGTGAGCGTCTGCTCACCAGGTTCACGCGTCTGGTCAATCTGTTGCTTACGATACTGCGCTGTTACTCGACGATACGGTTGTGTCTCAGAAGCTGCAACAAAGAACGGTAGCCCTGAAAAGGCTACGTCGTAAAACGTTCCAGTTTGAGTGTAGTTAGTAGTTCCAGCAGGGTTGGAAAGTACATAGGGGATTCCTTCTGTAATATCAGAACCATAAGCCATTGCTACTCCTTAGTATATTTGTAATTCGGACTCGTCTACCGCATCATCTATTGACCGCGCTAGCGGAAAGATGTCTTCAGTCAGACAGTGCTGCAATTTCAACCCAAGAGGTTGTGTCTTCATCCCAGTTGTAAAGTTTGCCATCAGTAGGCATTGGGGTTGGGGCTTCCCACAATGAACCATTGCGAGTCCAAGATGGATAAGGCTGTGGTGTTACAAATATATCTTCATCAGAATTATATGAATACCCAACCCCTGCAAATACTCCACGGATATTATTATTGTAAGAAGTTTTAATCCAAGTACCACCAAGGTTATCTAATAACCATTGGTATCCTTCATCAGATTCGTTGTTGTCACCAACAGTTACTCGAAGAACAATATTATTTTCGTCTATCTCAGCCCAATGTGCCATAACTACACCGCCGTTTTCAAATATCTAACAATAACAATTCCAGAGCCGCCTGCTTTTGAGACTGCTGGAGACACACTACCTCCAGCACCGCCGCCGCCAGTATTTGCAGTGCCATCAGTGCCTGCAACATATCCAGTACCGGGATCGTTATCAAAGTAATATCCACCTGTTCCTCCGCCACCTGCGCCACCACCACCAGGACCGCCGCCATAACTAGTAATAGAAATACCAAAACCACCACCACCACCTGCGTAATATCCTGATGCACCAGTGCTTGTTGCTGAAGCCCAAGAAGATAAAGCATTAGAACCAGTACCACCATCGCCACCATAAGCGGCGGCGCTTTGAGATGGGTCAGGTCTAGAACCGCCGCCGCCAGTAGCCGTTGCTCCACCGCCACCACCGCTTCGGTTATCACCGCCACCAGAACCACCAGCGGAACCTTCTGTAGGTGTATATCCGCCAGAGTTTCCATTACCTGCAGTTCCTGTGTAAGTACCACCGCCTGAACCACCAGCAGAACCAGAAGTTGCACCGCCTTGACCTCCGCCTGAAGCAGAAATGCTTGAAATACTAGAAGTATTTCCTGCAGAGCCTCCGCTACCGCCACTACCTACAACTACTGAATAACCAGCAGAGACAGCAAGCGATTGCGATGTTAAATATCTAAAACCACCAGCACCGCCACCACCGCCTGCAAATTGGGATGCGCGATTACCTCCACCACCACCACCTGCAACAACCATAATATCGCAAGTAAGTGGGATACCTGCAACAGTAAGCGTTCCATTGGCTGTAAAGGTACGATAAAAATAAGTTGCATCAGATGAAAGAGTTCCACCAGTAACAACTGATACGGGTGCTGCTGCCATTAAACCATAGCCGCGAACAGATGCTCCTGCTCTAGTTCCTAATACAGGCATTGTTACTCCTTATGCAAACTTAGTTTGGCTAGCAAGTACTGTGTAAGTTGGGGTTGCTGCTGTCTTAATAATTGTCAATGAATAAGCGTCAATAGTCGAGGCATTGCCTCCAGTTGGTGCAGTTCCACCTTGCCACTTTGGAGTAACAGCAGAACCATCAATCTGATAAACAGTTGGATAGTAAGGAGTTGCCCCATTGGTATTAAGGAATACAACTGTTATTGAATCGCCTACGGCAAGGATAGAACTAAGAGTAGTGCTTGAGTTGCCACGAACATTTAGCGTAAAGTTAGCAGAAGCATTAGTTGTGTAATACAGAACTCCTTGAGTCACTGCATCAAAGTTAACGGTTCCAGTTGCTGCTGTAGCAGATACTGTTGTGCGCTCTTCTGGTGCTACCAAAATGCTGCCTGTATTTGTGCCACCGGTAATTGTTGGAGTCGCTATTGTTGCTGTATTAATTGTTGGGCTAGTTAAAGTTTTATTTGTTAGAATATCTGTAGTTGCCTTACCTACCAAGGTATCGCTAGTTGTAGCAGGTAGGGTTAGCGTATTGGTGCCAGCTACTGCACTTGCCTGTACTGTAGTAGTACCAGATGTAGATCCGCTAAATCCTAAAGATGTTACGGGTGAGGCAGAGTTACGGAAGAAGATTAAGTCAGATGATGTAAGCACGTGTTTGACTGATGCACCAGCATTATGAGTAATGCCAGATACTCCAGCAGTTCCTGTACCTGCTTGACCTCGACTGATTGTAAAAGTATCACCAGATACACCTGTTATATAAACAATTTCTTCGTTAACAGTATCGTGGTCTATCGCAACGGTAAAGATATCTGCGTTGCTAGGAGCAAGTGATACACCACCAAGCAAGGCTGTAGCAGCAGCGATTGATGGAACTGTCATAGTAGTTGCAGTGGTATTTATGCCACTGTTGAGTGTTGTCTCAACGCTAATGGATGAATATTCTCTAGTCACGGGTCTGCCTTACT